GGATTTGATACATGGCTATCAGGACAAAGGATTAGGTTGATGGGTCTCGACACATGGGAGAGCAGGACTAGAAATCTTGAGGTAAAAGCAAAAGGATTACTGGCTAAGGAGTTCACCAAACAGATGGTATCTGGGGCTGAGGAAATAACATTAGTGAGTCATGGGCGGGGGAAGTATGGAAGAATACTGGGTGAGTTAATTTGTGACAACGTGAACTTAAACAATGCACTTATTGAGAATGGTCACGCGGTTGTATATGATGGGGGAACTAAAACATTAGCAAGTTAGGAGCCGTGTATCGAATGGCTACTGGTTGTACTACTGCTGTTAATAATTATAGAATGGGGATTGGAGAAAGAAGATGACAAGACTAAATTTCGCAGGAACTCTAGATGGATTAACGTACTCTGGCTTTCCTGTAAGCGGAACTGTATCAAGTTTCTACGGAGTTTTAAGACCCGAACTTAGTTCAGGTAAGGGGCATTCGGGCAATGATATTGCAGCTCCTATTGGAACACCTGTGTACGCACCTATGGATGGAGTAGTTAATGATCAATTCACGACTGAAGAAACGGTCGCGTGGAGGAAAAATGTGGCGGCTATCTTTGGTAACTCTGTTTTCTTGCGTCACAATGACAGCACTGGTGGTCTTATTGGGTACACTTTATACGCTCATTTCAATGCCCCGCCAAGTGTCCGCCGCTCTCAACCCGTCAATGTCGGACAACAAATAGGAGAGATTGGCTCTACAGGGCAATCGACTGGACCTCATTTACACTGGGGCTGTACGGTAGCAGACAACCCGTACTTCTCTAGGTCAAAGGGATTGAACGATGCCTTTAAGTTTCTAGGGGAACCTTCAACTGATGGTATTAATGAACAGCAATTAGCCTTAATGGATCAAGTGCAAACATCTATGGATCAGATAGACGCTGCTCAGAGCGCATTAAAGGATGCGTTTGATTCTGCAATGGGGCTAGTAGATGATATGGAGAACTAATGAACGAAGAATATCGGGACATTTTAGAACGCGCTGCATCAACAGCAGTGCAAGCGGGCGTAGGAGTGACGGCTGGTATGAGCTTAGCCAATATAGACATGGATGCTATGGCTCTGATAGCTACGGTAGTAGTCAGTGCGTTTGCCAGCGTGGTCAAGTCAGGCGTAGCTCAGAGGCTAGTCGGCGACGACAGTGCTAGTCTAGTAACATTAAAGCGCGACCCAAAGACGGGTAGATTTATGAAAAAGGAGAAATAGAATGGCAAGCATTAATAAAAACGGTAAACGATTAAGCGCATCTGGTGTACCTGCTGTGTACCCACCAAAAGCTAAGCCCGCCGCAAAGAAACCTAAAGCTAAAGACTAACTAATGCTCTATCATGTAGACAGGCTACCCTCTAGCCTGTTTCCTGTGCTTAGTAGAGGGGGGTTGTACCTCCAATCCCCCCCTCTACTAAAAATCTGATATATTGTAATCAGTTGTTAACTGATGGTTCCTAAATTCCATCGCTTGCAATCCTTTCTGGTTGAATGTGGGGGGTGTCGCCACCGCGATAGTCAAAGATACCTACCCTCCACAATCAATCAGTTACTCCACTGATTGCAGAACGAAGCTACATTACAGTACTTAAGACATCTACGTGGTTCACCTACGCGAGTCTCGACATAATGTTCTGCACGAGTCTTACCGTTAGAGTTCATCCATGCAGTAGCTACTTCCTGAGAGAGAAATTTATTTCCATTCTCATCTGTCGCACGTACTGCACTCTTACGTCCTTGCTTCATAACCGCATAGGTTGTGGGTTCTTCCCATCTTTCAATGGGTAGGCATAGAGGTAAGTTAGTATCGGATTCTTCAGATGCACTAGCATGTAGATTGACACGCCACTCTAAGTATTCTTGCGCCTTTGCTGCTGACCACAACGGTATATCTACACGCTGCGCTCTGTCTTTAGGGTAATCTTTCTCACGGGTAGATCTGGCTTCAGACCAATCACGGAACAGATACACAATCTCTAGCCCATTAACTACCCAACCATTCTCTCTAGCTAGGTGAGCATAGATGTTAAGTTGCTGCTCTCGTTCTTCCTTGATACCCATGACTACTTCCCATGTGGACACGCGCTTGTAATCCTGTATGATTCCACGCTTCACATCGTAATAGTCGATAGCACCTGAGATAGTGTATATACCTACCTGTACTTCAAGACGTTTCTCAATCAAGCCTACGTCCTCTGAGACTTCGGCTTGTTCCAGTAATGAGTGCACTGCCTTGCCATCAAACTGATAGAGCAGGTCAGCACAGTCTACTGTGATGTCCTCATAGTGTCGCTTTGTAAGCTGCTTCACACGGGGTGAATCTATGAGTTCTGTTGCACTAAAGTCAGCACTACCCTTTGAGTAATTATCTGACGCTAGTACTTCTACTATTGGCTGTGGTAAATTCAGCCTGTTTGTTACCTTCATATGTATATCCTTTCTGTACATATTTTATCCTGTATTGTCGGGATGGAAGGACGCGAGAGGTACAGTAAGGTCGGTAGGTAAGGGGGTGGAAGGAAACGTGCCGTTGAGACCCGTCGGGATGGAAGGAGGTGAGAGGTGTAGGTGCGTCGCATGGTTTTGATGCAAGCTGTCGTGCGTAGGTGCGTCGTAGCGAGGGGTGTCGGGCAGGATTGGTGGGGTCGGTCAAGTCGTTGCGTGTCGTAATGAGAGGTCTCGGCTGGTCGGACGGTAGTGTACAGAACGGTAGTGTTATGTCGGTTAGCTTTGTTGCGTTATGTAGTGTCGAAATGAGCGGAAGAGTGTCGGGGAGTTATGACGAGTCGGTCGGTCGTGGCTAGAGTGGTGGCGGATTGGCGAGGTGGGTCGGATGGTCGGTTGGTAAGTACTGTGGCGAGTTGATGAGTACAGTCGGTGAGTAATGTTCCGTGAGGGCAGGGGTCGGATAGTCGGTGTGAGTGGCGAGGGGTCGGATGGTCGGCAAGTAGTGAGAAGGAGCGAAAAGAGCGGTCGGAACGTGTAGTTATGAGACGTGTAGGCGAGAGACGTTGTGGGTAGTCGGCCCGTCGAGTTCTGTTCGGTGGTGTTATGTCGGTAAGGTTTGGCCTGACCTGTGAGGGGCGCGTACCGAATAGTCGGTTGGTTGTGATTAGGGGAATGCCGTCTCGTGCAGTCTAGTTCCGTCCTGTCGATCCGTAGTGTGTGGTGCGGTCTCGTTCCGTCGGCGCGTGGTGTCGGGTGGTGTTTAGTCTAGTCTTGTCGGTATGTTTTGTTCAGGTATATCCCGTGCAGGTAGGTCGCACTGTTTTGATCAGAAAAGTTTTGGTGCGTATAGTCGGTATGGAGAGGGGGGTATGCCCCCTCCCCATTATGTTAGGACTTAGCTGCTTCTAGCACCACCTTCTCTGCTTCGGCGACGATACCAGATGTCTCTGGTACATCATCTATACTCACTGGTTCAAGTGCCAAAGCATCAAAGCGACCATGTTGCATAGAGCGCATAGCTCCGATGCCCTGTTCTTCCATACAAGTCAGCAGTTCTCCGTACTGGTCAAGTGTCAACGCAGGTTGTCCACCCTTAGCGTTTAGCTGTTGTCCAGTCTGAAGTACCTTCAACTCCTTAATGTGGAATGTTAAGGTTGGTCGATATGCATACTCAGAGTAGCCTAATGTACTACGTGGACCTTGTGGTCCAGTTACGTGACCTATTACAGTCTCGATACCATCAGGTTCCTGTATCCCTAGATACACCTTGTCCTCTATGACCATCAGGCGTTCTGAGATAAAGCTCTTGAATCCTTTCTTCGTAGGACCAGTACGTACACCACCCCATAGAATGTTTGTAGATTCTTTGAGAGCGGCTTTCAGTTGTCGCCCTTCTATATACAAACCATGCTCATCAAACTTGAACCCGTTTGTATTCTTGACGGCAGCGAGGTCACTTGATGCATCGTTCTGCATGTCAATGAGTCGCTCTAATCCCTTCTCATCATTGTATTCCTCACGCTTTTTTAGGTCATAGCCTAGCTCAAGCAATGTGTTATACAGCTGTTGTTTGGTTTCTTCCTCATTGGAAGTTCCCATTTTTGTTTTTAACCAACCCTCAATAATCTTCGGGTCTTTTGGTACACCACCCATGAGCTTCTCACGTAATGAGATAGTTACCCTGTAGTGGTTCCAAATGTTTGCCTTCTTCGCGAATATACCTGCCATTGTTTTAGTCTTCCTTTCTTGTGACTAATTCGTTTAGTTCGTCGAGATCTTCTTCACTAGCAATATCAGATACTACTTGTGAATCATCCATCTTCCTTGCGAGAGCTTCCCAGAACATTGCATACCTACTGTGTAGGTCACCACGTTCTCGTCGTAACTCTGCTGCTGAATAGACATCGGCCTTAGTCATTTCACTAATGCGTTTGTACCTATCCCCAATCCATTCCATACCACCCATACGAGAGTGGCGCATCTTTTCTATGCGGTCTACCATCTTGCTTGCCGTGATAGCTCTGTCACCGTACACAGTTTTCTGTCCTGCTCTACGCTGTTTACCTATAAGGCTTACTACTTCACCATATATAGCTCGGTCGAACACATCATCTTTAAGAGATGTCCACCAATCTGCGCCACCATAGGTAGCAATTAATTCTTTAGCAAGGTCAGGTGCATACACCTCATCTCGCTCATTCAGTATCCCTCTGACTAGGGATCTCAGGGTCTCCAGACCCACTCCGTTCGTTGCCATCACATAATCCTTTCTGTGTATCTGTGATTTCTGTAATCAAAAAGAACCGAGACTTAGCTCCGCTAGTCCAGACCTTAATGACTCCCCCTGCTATCTTCCTCGATTCTTCAGCCGCCAGTTCGAGTTGCTTATATGCCCCCTCCAACCAGTTGGGTACTGATTGTTGAGTTGACTTAATCTCGTAAACTGTATCCACCGTTTCGACATCTGTGTGCGGTCGGGATTTGTCGAGGTTTCTTTTCCCTCCGACGATGGCTGCGGCTCTACGTTCATACTCCTTTCCTCTCCTTCGGTTATTCCGATTAATCTTTTTGCGCTTTGGCACAAACTCAGATTCTTTATCGACTTCTTTATTTTTGTGGTATCCCATACTTACTCCCATGCATGTACTACCAGACCTAACTGATGTGATTCTTTTGGATGCTCCGTAACCCACGTATGGCATGGACGGCATAAACAACGCAGATTATCTACGTCTAGGATGCTGCCTCCACGCCCCCGTGTTTTTACCTCATGCACATCCACGCTCCTGTTACTGCACACTCCTTTTATGCCAGCTTCACATTTAGTACGGGTACTAAGCAATTCAGAAACTATTTTTCTTCGTTCCTTATACTTCACCTCAGTTTTCTTAGACCGAGGACGAAGTTTACCTGTCCTTTTTAACGGAGACCTTTTCATATACACCTCTATTTACTGTTGAGTTAAGCCTTAAAGCGAAACTCACACAGTCAATACACTACGTTTGACCGTAAGTGTTGGTACTATTATACTCGATAGTAGTCGTATCGAGGTAGACCCAACACTTAGAAGCTACTTTGCTGCACACTACGTTCATATCCTTTGTCATAATCAACCGCCGTTGGCGCTGATGATTGATGCAAACTGGTCAGTCCGTATATCTGTTCCTTACCATCACGTTCAAGTGCTACAAACTCAGGGTTGCCTGAGAGTAGACCGCTTGCTGTGCTCCTATGAATGGACATCGACGCTGAAATATCTTTCACTGTTGACGGTCCGTTTTCACGTAGGAACTCTATGACTTTCTCCTTACGTGAAGTAGCGAACTCAGTCAGCTCTAAGAACTCACCGTCGTATGCTTCACGCATAGTGTGTATGCCATAGTCATCAAACTCCAGTGCCCAAATAGGTAGCTTCACCTTTGGGATGTCATTTGCCTTTGTGATTTGCATAGCAACGCCAAGTTTATTATGTTGGTACTGCTCTTCAGTTGTCAGTTGGCATACTACGTCAGCACTTGCCAAGAACATTTGAGAACCAAACACAGTCTCGGTATTACTCTTAGGTGTATGAGCTATCCCTAGCCATGACACACCTAGCGAGTTCATGTGATCCATGATGGCGTTCGCATCTTCATCGTTAGTGAGTCCCAATCCTGCACGACTGATACTATCTAGTATCACTAGCTCAGCATTGTGATGCTCAATACTTTTCTCGATGCTGTTTTTCACACGTTCCAGTGTCCAACCTTTGCGGTTAATCATCAGTGGTTCTTGATTGTACTCAAGCCCCAATGCCCTGTTAACCGAACGCATTCTACGTACAACCCCATCTTCATCTCGTTCGAGATTTACAAAGATGACATTACGTTGACCACGTACATCAAATACATACTCGATGTTGTGTTGGATACTTTGCGCGAGCATCATAGTAAACCATGACTTACCCTTCGCAGGTTCTCCATAGATGATTGTTCCTGCACCATTAGCTAACAAGAATGGATTGACTATGTACTCTGGTAAAGAGAGTTCACCTTCAATGTTCACCCAAGTAGCTAGGGTAGATGCACTGTTCGCATCCCATAGACCAAGACAAAACTCATCGAACCTATGGTTCAGTGCGGCTGCACTAATCAACTCAATTTTTCCAGTGTTGAGTTGCTTATGTGCCTTGTTAGCCATGCGTTGTCTAGGGTCTAGACGGCTCAGGTTAAACTGGTCGGCTGCCAAGAGTACATTATTTATAAGTATCTGTACCTCAGCATGTGCGCCTGTCTTCTCCAGTCTAATCTTCTCGGCTCTAAACTTGAGTAAGGCTTCGCCTCCTTCAAGTTCTTCCGTGTACGACAACCCATCAGGGAATTTTTCGTACTCTATTTTCTCCACCATTCAGTGTCCTCACTCTCTTGTATGGGGATTCCTATGTCATGGTTGTCATCTTTGTCATCCACTACCACAGAAACCTCTTGTGTTTTACATATACAGGGTGTGTATGTTTCAGCAAGAAACTCGCTAGACCCATCAGTCCAGACAAAGCGATAACAACCACTACATTCATACTCATACCTAGCAAGCTCAGGTAGGTGAGCAATCCGTTCTCGTCGTTCTCGTAATCCTTTTTGTAACAGAGACTCCACAGGTTTACAACATTCGTTGTTGTTTAGATGGTTGTGGCACACTGTAGTACACATACTTACCCTTTCGTACACGTTCTAGTTCACCACTCTCAGCCATTGACCTAGCTACTCGGTCAGCAGACGTGCCAAGCCAACCCCAAAATGTATCTACCTTTTGTAGATCCCATGATGGGACAGGCTCAGCAGACTGAGACACAACTTTGAGAATAATCTCTCGTTGCGTTCTCATTATGACTTGACCTGACTTTTCCAGTTACAGAACTTGAGCATCTTGACGGTTCCGTCAGGGTACTCCATCCGTACTGGTGGATTGTTTGGGTTGGTACAAAATGTACCACCATACTGACTAGGCTTCGGGTCACGGTCGGGATGATCGGGACATCGTTCCTCACCACCAAGAGCTACCGCTTCTTGTACCAAGTGGCCGCTTTCGACCTGTGGTGCAACAGCTTGTGCATCTTGCTGGGTTACTATCTCTTGCGTTACTGCCTGAGCTGCTTGAATTTCATCAAACGCCTGAGTGTATGCAATGTGCCATGACAACGCAGTAGCTATACCACCATCAGGGTCACTCGCATCCAATGTAATTTGTGAGTATGGAATACCATCAATCCCAAAGGTAATTGTATTTACTTTAGGTTCAATCTGTTCAGTCATTCGTTAGCCTTTCTTCGCTAGTTCATCAAGTTCCTGAACGTTTATAATCCAGTCGCCTTCTGTATTTTTAGTCGCTGCAATTTTCTTTTCGTTTATCCAGTGGTACACAGCAGTTCGTGTGACTCCACATAACAGAGCGACATTGCCTAGTGTTAGACTTCCGCCATTGTAGTTATCCAAAATCTTTTGCCACTTATCCAGACTAGAATTGAGCATCAGGTCTCTATTTACAGAGTACCGTTCTCTCCATCCATGTCCTGCTACAGGTGCATGTAGGTCTACACCTACGACTGCTCCGTTATATGTATCACTCAACCACACATCAAAACTCTTTTCAAAGAGTTCAATGATGTCAGCTATCTCCATCTCTACAGGTAGCACTACATCTAACTTTAGTTTGTGTAGGACTCTAGTCATTCGTAATCCCCTTATCTCTGATGGTTATCCACCATCTATTTCCATCACTTACCTGACTCCATACCTCTGCTGAACTGCTAATTTCTTGCGCGGCTATACGCAATACATCTAACAGTTCACCTACAGTAGGGCAGTTTAGATGTACTGATAGATACCTATCGCCACTCTCCACTTCCTCCATTGGCTCAAAATTTATGTCGTAAACAACACGCTTCTGAGTCGTTGAGTTAATGCTAATCTCCATATGCATCTCCTTTCAAGAGTTCTTCAACAGCGTCGATAGCTGCCTCAGTGTTCACTGTTTGCTCATGAGTAATTCGCCTACGCTTTTCTTCTAATCTGTCGCTTCTCGTTCTGATAATGCGACTAGAAAATTTCAAGCTGCAAGCAATCATGCGTAGCCTCTGAGCTCGCAAAGGATTAAGCCAAAAGTTTTTATCCTCATCAGATATATCTGACGGTAGAACTACAGTGAGTCCTGACCCATCGACAAGGCGTAGCCTTCCGTGTGGTACAAGGTTCTCCCATATAGCCCAATGATCCTTTTGTCTGCTCAGTCCTTTACTCACCCCATGAGATATCGCTTCTCTCGGCGTAAACCCTATACCCCACACGCCCGTGCCTACACATATGTATGGTGAAGTTTTATCTTCACTCGTATGCGTATCATCGTCATGGAATACAGGCCATGTTCTATCTTTCATTCGCACCCCTTTCTGGATACCATTCTTCATCTGCATTTTCATACCATTCGCTTAACAGCGACTTTAGATCTGGGTCAGTGATGTCATCGCATGTACACACGGGGTCTTGATTCCCGTCGTATGGTGTACCGCATTCTTCACAGTCCCATCTCCCTGCTAATTGCATTAGCAATCCCTTCTCCAACAGTTGAGTGTTGGTAGAGAGACTAAAACACGGTGCTCGTTGGCATACAACTACGCTGCTTTAGCCTCTTTACCAGCTCTCAACTACTACCCCCTCTCCACTACTCTCTTTACAAAGAGTAGTAGAGGGGTAGTAGTTGGTTTATCGAACTGGCACTAAATCGTTGAGATACTTTCCTGCGAAAGTCTCTACCTCATGTCGCCTGTCGCTGTTCATATTACGGGCAGTGGCAGTCATCGACTGCACCATTCCGAATACTGTTTGCTGCGCCTGTGCTAACTCATACAAGATGTTGGTCGACTCAGCTTCCGTAAAGAACTTAGTTCTTTGTAGAATTTTAACTGGCTCGTCAGCTAATGCTTGCTCATTAGCATTCTCAAGCTGTGTTTTCCATGTGTTAAACATCTTGTCACTAAGACAACCATCAATCGCATCTTCAGCTTCGCTGAGAATTACTTCTGATTGTTTCAGGATTGTACGGCTAGACAACTGACCTAATGGTAAGTCAGAACCTCTATGTACCTTATGCATAGCACCCTGTTTAATCTCTGTAGTTCCCATGATTAAGCCATTAGTACAAGCCCATCTAAACAAGAACGGCTTCACATCTACAGCTCCCATGCCTACCTCAGAGTTGCTTACTCTGAATCCGAACGTATGTGTATCCCCGTTGTTATTTAAGTCAACGGTTCGGTTCGGCATTAAGTATGTAAGCCTCATGTGAGTATCAGATACATCAAACCTATGTGGAAAAGCTCCTACTGTAGTCGCTTTTCGTAGCGTCGTTAACGCTACGTCGTAGTTGTTTACGATCTTGTATCGAGAACTCAGAAAAGATCGTAAGAAATCTTTTCTGGTTCTTAAGAGATACGAAGCGTTGTCTTCCTTTTGTTTTAACCAATGGTTTACATTGGTAGCCCATAATTCTGGTGCTGTAAGCAGTTTTCTTCCATAGTGGAGACCGATATCAGTACCAGTTTGGAAGATTTGATTATGTGCATGGTCTTGTATGTGAACTAGGAAACGAGACTCATCTCCGATCCCTAAGTCAACATTTATTAGAGGCTCTTGAGCCTCTCCAATTTGCCCCACCTGAGCAGTAATTGAACGAGATGGTACTACCATATCGACACAACTCTGCTGAAAATCTGCCAAATCTGTTATTCGTTCGGTGATTTGTGGGACTGTCATTACGTAGTCCTGTGCTGTTGTCATTTGTAATCCTTTCAAGATTAACTATACACTATGAGAAAGTTAAGTGCAAGTATGCCATGTAAATGACACACTTACACTTAAGTCCCTGCTATGCCTTGATAGGGTCAAGGCCATTAGCTGTGCCAAAAGCTGCTAGTATTTCTAGCAGTTGCTTCTGGTTTTCCTCATCAAAGACGGCTCCCTCATCTGCCTCAACTACAGGAGCAGTAGTCTCCTGTACTTCTTGCCATGCGGCTCTAGCCTCAGCAATGTTTTCTGCAATGCTGTTCGGCCTTTCAACAGACTCCATTGAGTCTGTAAGCTGAACCACAATCGGTTCGCCATCAGGAGCTATAAGCTCCTTGTCTCCAACCCGAAACTTTTTCTCAGCCTCAGCTGTAGCTGCGGCTACACCTGCTGCAAAGCCTCTGTTGAACCACACTGAACGAACCATCTTTGGTCTGTTCATAGGTGTGTGGGCATTTATGTTTTTGTGAGCTGCTTTCGCTGCTGCCTTCAACATTTTTCCTACGGTTTCTGTACTAAAATCCACTCTGTTTGCCATTGTTTACAATCCTTTCAAAAATTGTGTTTGTTTTAACCCTGAGTCAGTTCCTTTACCATTACATCAAGTTCATCTAGATTAAGTTTCGGATCTGTGTAGCTCACACCATCAGGTGTCTCTTTGTATCCGTAAAGATTTACTAGTTGATTGACTATCGTTTTGTAATCACTCGGCCCTCCTTTCATTAATTCCACTGCTGATTGATCCGCTATTGACCTAAGTGTTTGATAGTGCCTTTCATCACCACCAAACCATAAAGCTATGTTCCAAGTTTCATAATTTGACCATCCGTTATAGCTCTCATCCATCGCTTTTTCCTTTCTCTTACTCTCTTTACTCTTTTCTCTGCTCTCTCTGCCGAGAGCAGAAAAGAGTTAGAGAGTAGTTACTGCTCCAAATCGTTCCGAATAAACTCGCTGACCAGCCCTATCAGAGATAGGGCAATTATTGGGAATAATATAAGGGCAATCATGCCTGAGCCGCCTTTACATACCTGACTTCCTCGTGATTGAATGTAGCTCTACACTCTGTGCATAGGTGGTAGATGTTTTGTGGATCGATATCTTCTTGACGAATATCACTTAATTGCCCGTTGACTTCACCAACTAAATCGTTAATTTCAGTTCTTGCGTCACTGATATATGTTTCTGCCTCATCACTACCATCATATTTACTAACAGTAATTTTTACTTCATCACCACTATCATGCCAATCAACATCATAATCACCACCACCAAGAACATCTTCTATAGAGTCTATTGTTCCTTCTA